TATAGTATAAAATAGTATCATTTCAAGTATCCTTATAGATATCACCCTAAAGTATCCTTATAGATAGGTATGGTCAGGCAGGGGCGCCCCTCTATAGGGGATCTATACCCTCTATCATATCTCTGACCCAGTACTTCACCAGATTCTTACCCTTACTTGAGGGTACAAACTCATGAGGAGCCCTCCCAGTATCGTTGGTATCTGACACGGGACGCCTCTCTATTACCAGTCCTCTGTTTATCAGTTGTACTATCCTACTTCTGAAGGTCTCCTTGGGAACTGCCAGGTTCTTCAGGAATCCTTTACTGAGCATTTCTTCCACTATGTTGACAGCGGTGGGACTCTTGTGGAGATGGTAGTACACTCTGTACATGAAGGCTATGGCTACTACCTGATTCAGAGAGTAGCTTTCTCCTGCATGAAAGTAGTGCTTCTTTTTTCTTTCGTATAATGGCATTATAGTACCTCCTAATCATAAAGATAAAGTAATTCAAGTTTGATGTCGTTAATGGTATTGCCTCTTATATCGGCTTCGTATCTGCTATTGGCGTAGTTGTACCTCATGGTTATCTTGAAGGATTCTACGTTGTCTTTTTGTATTAGTACCAGGATCTCATCGTCTTTCTTACTTAGTATGGTACCGTTAAAGGTTTCCCCTGTGGTAACGTACACAGGTATTGTATCATCTATGGTTAAAGTAGTCATCAGGATCCCCTTTCTTCTGAAATTCTCTTTTTATTATTTTCGGCATTGTTATCGGTATTGATGGTATACTCCAGTTCACACTGCCCAATTTCATGCGTATTGGTCGTAAGGAACTCTACTTTCCTGCAGTCCTCTTCGGACAGGTAGGAGAAGTGAGCTTTCACGTCCATTGTTTCTCCCTCAGGAGAGATTACGAATACCCAGAAGGTGAAAATATAAGCTTGTATCATAGTATAGCTCCCTTATAAGAGTTGGGAGGATCCCCTATTACTAGAGGATCCTCGGTTAAGTTAATTAGAAGTCGCAGTTGTCAGCTTGAGAAATCATTTCCTCTGTTACTGAGGATACCGGAGCCACTATTTCAAGAGCTTTAACAGCCATTAGAGTAGTCACAAGTTTATCAGGATTTCTGTTATCTGTTCTGACAACCACTTTCAGGTTAGCAGTAGTACCATTACCAATTTGGGATGGATCTATTTTAGTACCCTCTGAATTGAATACAGGTGGTTGATGACCTGACATGGCATCTGAGCGTATCTCCATTGAGAACTCTTTTTCATTGGTAACAGGGTTGATTCTTGGTTCTTTAACCTTGAAACCAGCTTTCTTAAGTTTCTCGTTGGTCTTTTGGTCGAAGTAAGCTGTTACGCTGTAAGTCTCTTTTTGATTCTGGAAACCTCTTGGAGTGGCAAGGTTAGGGAATCTCAAGGTTACATTAGTAAAAGCTTGAGTGTTGACGATGGCTACGTTAGTTGATGTTGAATTTGACATATGTTATCTCCTTATGTCACCTTGGTTAACAGCAAGATAGACACCCTATCTCATCAGGCATGGGACAGGTAACCCCATACGACGCCCCGAAGGGCCTTTCGATTAGTCTTTCTCTGCTCTGTAGAGTACCATCAGGTATAATACTAGTCCTGCCAGTACAAGATATCCAGCTCCTAGTTCATAGCCGATTGCTATTATTTCCATAGTTATTCTCCCATGTTATCGGTTATAAGGTAGTAGAAGAGTACCATTGTGGAGATGAAGCAGATGAGGAATCCCCATCCGAACATGAAGCCACCAATGTACCACATTCCTGTATGATAGGGATTCTCGGTGTAGAACCATGAGCCTCCCATCAGCATGAACAGGTGGAATATTATTATGAGCATTACCTTTATGTATTTCCACTCTTCTTCTCTTTGAGCTACAGTTACGTATTTAATTTTAGTTCTCTGTTTCATATTCGTCAACCTCCTCTTCTAGTTGAAGTAATTTGAATTTTAGTTCTTCGATTCTTTTATCTTGCGCGGCTATCACTTTTTTAAAAATTACGTCTTCTAAATCATTCTCGTTTATAATTTTTTCTACTTTTTTCTTTAGAGTATTGGCTTTAAGTTGATATTCTTTTATGGATTCTTCAAAGGTCATTATTCTCTCCTTAGGTGCTTTATGGTTGCTTCATGGGCTTCTATAGTCTCTCTTTGAGTTGAGACTATTACCTCTAGTGTCTTTATGTCCTCCTTTAGTTTCTCTATATCTTTCAGGTGATTGTCGTATTCCATTTAACTCTCCTTTTTGTTTCTTTTTAAAATTACTCTCGAAGCTGCTTCTCCACCTCTTCTGAGCGCGTTCAAGTCAGTCACGTCTCGCCAGACCTCGTACTCTTCAAGCCCTTTCTCGTGTCCAAGTGATTCGGTAAGAACACTATAGATTAGAAACTTTAGTCCAGCACATTCGTTTTCGTGGTCTTTATTTAGGTATATAACTTCACCCATGGTTTAGCCCTCCTCTTGTTCAATTTCAGTTTCTTCCAGCATATCGAAGGATCGGTCTACACCAACCCTTAGAGTCTCTAAGCAAGTCACCGCGCTCCACATCTGAAACTGGTGGTGACCCTCTTTTCTACCGTAGAATTCACGATAATTCTGGTAGATCTTGTCTTTAGCTATGATGCAAAGTTCCTTATGCAGTTCGCTTTCATAGGTTATTTTAGTCATGGTTAGATTCCTTTCTGATCAGCTGGACCATACTCTTCCTCAAGTAGGAATAAGACTTCCTTAATAGTAGAGTCCATGTTATCTTTAAGTGTGAGGTAGTCGTCTTTTAACTTCTCAAGAATCTCTACACAATTCTCGTAAGCGTAGTGAGACTCTTTACCATATTCTTCTTTCATGGTATTGTGGTGTCTTTGGAGTTCAACGAGTTCACTACCAAAGTAACGAAGTTCTTTCACGATCTTAGCTAGTTTGAGATCGTTAAGCTCGGAAGTTGTGGGTTCGAAGTGTGTAGACATGATATCCTCCTTTATCTACGATTTCCCCTGAAAATACAGGTGATACCACACTCTCAGAGTGCAGTATCATTTGCATTTAGAAAGGGTTCATCCCACGGGATCCCAGCAGAACTCGCGGGATGAACAGGGCCTCGCTAGGACCTAGTCAGAGCTATGCACTACCATAGCCCCCTTGAGCCTTTCGAGTTTAGCCTTGGTCCAGTAATGGACATCCAAAGCCTTCTTTAGCTGAGCTTCTTTTGCGGGCTCAGGCCGCTTTATTATTTGTTTTGCCATGATTAACCTCCTAGCAATTTGATTATGTGACGAATAGTTTCACGTTCAGCTACAAAATGATTGTAACACATAGAAATATTCTCAACAGGAATGCCCATTTGTTCAGCATCCTTTGCACGCTCTTGTATTTCTACACCACGAAAGAATACCAGCTGATCTAGCAGGTAGTCTTCGTAATCACGCTTGAACTCAGGGCCGACCTCGGAGAGGTACAGTCCATGATCGTGAGCGTCCTTAGCGTTTTCCAAGGCCGCTTTATACCGTTTATCCATAGTTAACCTCCTTTCAAAAGGTTAAGGGTTGCAGGAACAACCGGAGTTGAGCCTTAGGGTCCTCCCGGGACCCTCCCAGAAGGGAGGAACCGAGGAAGGACCGAAGGGACCAACCAGAGCCGGCCTAGAAGCCGGCGAAGGGATCCGAGGACCCACCGCCAGAGCCAGAGGCACCAGCAAAGGCCACAAGGGAGAAGGCACAGAAGTACCCACGAGCCACGGAGCCACCAGACCCAGGAGCACCAGCCACAAAGACCGGAACCCCAGAGGAGCAAACCGAACGCAACGCAGCCAGAAAGGCACGAGCCGCAGGAGAGCCCGAACCGCCAGGGAAGCCCTGGGAGAGACAGACCAAGAAGCCCGACAAGCCCGAGACCGGACAACGCCAAGCAACCCGGACACCCACCGCACCCGAACGAGAACGCCAAGGACGCGGGTCCGAAAGGACCACGCGGCCACCGCCAAGAACAGGAACGAAGGCCGAAGGAGCCACCGGCGCCGCCCCAGGAACCACGGCAAAAGACGCAGGAACGCCCGCAGCCAAGGAAACCGCAGGAACGGAAGGAACCGGAGCAGGAGCCGCAGGAACGGCAGGAACCCCAGCAAAGAAAGCAGGAGCGGAAGACGAAGCGGAAGAAGAAGCGCCCGCAACAAACGCCAAAGAACGAGGAGAACCCATAGGGACCACCAAAAGCCCGAAAGATTGAGACCAACACGGGAACCGCACGGGACGGACGGCGACCGCAAACAGGCCGGGAAGGCAGCAGACAAGGACGACCCAAAGGCCGACCGAGAGCCACCGGGAAACGGCCCAGGGAGAGAGGGCCGAAACCGGGAGGCACCCAAGAGACGCTAGCCCGCAGCAGCAGCGAGGGCCGCGACGCGAGACGAAAAGACGAGGCCAGAAGGGACAGAGAGCCACAGGCCAGAAGGAAGACGAACAACCACGAAAAACCACCTCCAAACAAAGCAAAAGGAGAAAAGACAAGCAGGACCCAAAGGCCCGACCGGCGAACGAGCAGCGCCCGAAGGCGCGACCCGGGAGGGGGGACCCCCAAAGAGAGAAGGGGGTACCCAAAACCCAACCAAAAACAACACACAAACAGGAGTGAATTTTTATGTTATTAAAAAGTGCCCTAGTATGCCTGGCCCTGAATATATACCACGAGGCCCGCGATCAACCCCTGGCAGGTCAAATTGCAGTTGCCCAAGTAGTCGTCAATCGCGTTCTACACGAGGACTACCCTTCTTCTGTGTGTAGTGTGGTAAAACAGAAGAATCAGTTCAGTTGGCTATGGGATGACATAGATGATAAGCCCTACGAAAAGGAAGCTTGGAAGTTCTCCCAGAGGATAGCAAAGTCTGTTCTGGACGGTCGCACAACAGAGATAGTGGAGGGGGCCACTCATTATCATGCGACCTCCGTAAAACCTGGATGGGCCAGGAAGTTCTACAAAGTTGTACAGATAGATAAACACATATTTTACAGAATGATAGAATAAGGTATAGATCCCCTATAGATATTAAGGAGATTATAGCGATGGATTTGTTCCAACACGGAGAATTTAAGAGTCACTCAGGGTTAATGCTTAACTGGAAAATTGAGTGTGATGCCCTCTCAGAAAAGGAATGGGACTGTCTGGCAGCCATGATAATGGAACGGGAACCGACACCCTTTAAGAGGGTCGAAGGAATTCCCCGAGGAGGATTACCTCTGGCCAAGGCTCTCAGTAAGTATGCCACTAACAATGAGAATGATAGGGTCCTTATCTGTGATGATATTTGGACCACAGGAGGTTCCTTCAAGGAATACATAGGAGAACACTATCCTAACTGGTTACAAGCCCAAGGATTAAAGTGGGTTATCTTTTCCAGAGCTATGACCACGGATGGTGTTAAAGCACTTTTCACAATGAGATAGGAGATAACTATGACGCTATGCCCCAGATGCTACAAAGAAATTCTGCCAGGGGGTCATGACTGTGGAGAAAAATAACTAGGAGATAACTATGGGAAAGTACCCTATACCCTGTCCCTTCTGTCCTACTCCCCTGGATTGCAGAAAGTTGGAGACGTGCCCCAAGGAGTTAGAGAATGATAGAAAAGCGAAAGAAGCTAGAGTTGCTCAGGGAGAAAGCTCGCAGAGATAAAGTAAAAGTACATCAAGGAGATTTTAGTACCTTTGCCAAAGATGAAATTAAAATCATTACTAAGGACCCCTCCAAGGGTTTTATCCCTTTTAAATTTAATGGTCCTCAAAAAATTATTGATGAAGCACTGGAAAAGCAAAGAACGGAGACCGGTAAGGTCAGAGCAGTCATACTCAAGGCAAGACAACAAGGTATTTCTACTTATTGTGCAGCCCGAGTTTTCTGGAAGACCTTCTTTGTACCCAATACAAGGTCAGTGGTGATGGCCCATGATAGTGCTACTTCAGATGCTCTTTTTGATATGAGTAAAAATATTATCGAGAGGATGAATCCCGAGACTAAACCCGAGGTTCACCGTTCCAATGCCAAGGAGATTAAGTTTGCCCACAACGACTCAGGTTACAGACTGTATACAGCAGGCGCTAAAGAAGCTGGACGGGGAACTACACCAACTATCGCGCACTTGTCGGAAATCGCCTTTTGGAATTTCGATAAGGAGATTCTTGCGGGATTGTTCCAAGGAATTTCACAAGCAGACGACACAGAAGTAATCCTGGAATCCACAGCCAATGGAGCCAGTGGAGAATTCTACAGGTTATTCAAGGATGCGGAGGAAGGAAACAATGAATATATTCCCATATTTATACCTTGGTATGTTACTGAAGAGTACCAAAGACCAGTGTATGAAGGGTTTGAACTCACGGTCGACGAGGAGGAGTACAAAGAAAAGTACGATCTCTCCGATGAGCAACTCCTCTGGCGTAGACTTAAAATTGCGGAGTCAGGTGATGACAAGTTTAGACAGGAGTATCCTGCAACGGCTGAAGAAGCGTTTCTTGTCACCGGTTCCTCAGTATTTAGCCAAGAAAAAGTAGCCAGCTTTATTCCAAAGAAACCTGAGAGTATCAGGATTTTTAATGACCTCATGGGGTCCTTTGATGAGGCTCGTAAGGGTCCTCTGGAAATTTGGGCTGGCCCTAAGTTCGATGACGTATTTTTAATAGGAGCAGACGTATCCCTGGGTGTGGGACAAGACTACAGTGCAGCTGTGGTTCTCAACCAGGAGGGTAATGTTTGTGCAACGTACAGGGATAATAGTATTGATCCCTCTAATTTTGGGGATGTTCTTTTCTATCTTGGGAGGTATTTTAACAATGCTCTACTTGCGGTGGAAAGTAACTCGATGGGAGTCGCGACGATCACAAGACTCCAACAAATGGGATACATGAATCTTTACTATCAGACCAAACGTGTTATTACAATGACTGATGAAGAAGGTTCCCGTCCAGGATTCAGAATGACAACCAGTACTAAACCCATGGTAATAGGGTATCTGAAGAGGGCAATAGATGAAGAAGATATTTGGATTCCTTCTAAAGAAATTATTGCAGAGCTTAAGACGTATGTTGCGAATGATAAGGGACAAACTGAGGCTCTATCCGGAAATCATGATGATCTTATCATGGCCCTGGCGATAGCCTGGGAAGTGAGGAGAACCCATGCAGATAGGTTGACCAACACAAGAGTGAGTTGGAAGAATATGAATTTAACAAGAAATAATCAAGATGAGGTTTGGCTATGAGTGACATGAAAAAGAACCTTGAAGCTGCCCGTAAGAAGCTCTCCGACTACCCTGGGGGAGAAAATCTGAAGATGATAGAATCCTCAGAGCAGGCCAAGGAGATGCAACTCAAGAGTGCCAAAGCCAGAGTGGAGAATAATAAAGCCCGGGAGGATGCCGAAAGGATCCTCAAGGAATTTAAGAAGCGCGGTAAAGATATGGAATCCCTTAACCTTACCGGCCTGGAAGTGATGAAGTTAATAATGGGAGATGCCATTGTTAAAGGAGATACAAGAACTGCGGCTGCCCTTGCGGCGCAAGTTGCAGAGTATGAAACACCAAAGTTATCGCGTCAGGAAGTCCATTCAACAGTGCAGGATGTTACTGAACTTACGGATAAGGAACTTCAAGAATTATTGGACTTGGAGACTGTAAAGGAAACAACCAAAGGAGTACACTAAATGTCTATATGGACAGCCCCCACGGGTAAGAAACACAAGAACGGTAAAGTATGGGATCCTACCACCAGGAGTACTCAGGCTCTCCGAGATGAAGCTAAAGAATCTGAAAAGATCAGAGCCAAAGACGAAAAGGATGGTAAGTATTCTGTGGGAGGCAGAAACAGTATTACTCACCAATTTGAGTAACGAGGTACGCCCGCAACAATCTTTTCTCCTTTCTTAGTTGCAAGGGGTTTTCGGTGTCCCCGAGGCGGCTACACCGAACCAATAATAACAGGTACCCAGAGTGGACCTATGATAGGATAGTATAATGATAGTGGATGGTTATAAAGAAGCTGTTACTGATGAACAGTTACTTACCCTTATTGAAACAGGGGTTTCTAACTCAACTGGCTCTTGGTTAAACTCAAGTGAGATGTCAGAAGAGAGACAGAAATCGACTTTCGAGTATGCGGGTCTGCCACGTTATCACCTTCACCCTAATGGTGTGTCTTCCATTGTTGCCACAGATACCACGGAAACTGTTGAAGCTTATCTTGCTCTCATATCAGAGCTGATGTTTAATAATAATAAGTTGGCCAGGTTTATACCCTACTCTGCCAAACCAGAAGACCAGACCAATGCAGACATGGCTTCTGAGGTTACTAACTACTGTATCTTTAAAAAGAACAGGGGATGGGAATTACTAAATACCTGGGTAAAGAGTGCACTCCTATGGAAGAATGCCGTATTACGCTGGGATTACATAGAAGATAAAGTACATGAGTTTGAAGAATTTGATTCTATTACTGAGATCGCCCTTGATGGTAAACTTTCAGATCCTGCCATTGAGTTGGTGGGCGATATAGAGTTAGACGCAGAGGGAAATTACAGAAATGTTCGTCTGAAGAGAACCATAGATAACTCCAGGGTTAAGCTTGAGAATATACCTCCAGAGAACTTTCTTATAAGCAGAGAAGCAGTATCCCTTGAAGAAGCCAGCTTTGTTGGTATTCAGATTGAAATGACCAGATCAGAGATACGTCAGGAGTGGCCTGACATCGCAGATGATGTGGATGAGTGGGATAAGCTTTACTCCAAGTACAGTGTTACAGAAAAGATTTATAAACCAGAAGAGTCTTCTCGTAAAGAGATAACAGGACAGACTTACTGGACCGGTGAAGAAGATAGTCAACTGGAAGCTAACCAGCCTGTGAGTGTCACAGAGTGTTGGGTCAGAGTTGACCGAGATGGCGATGGTATCGCTGAGTTAAAACATATAATAATAGCAGGTAATATAATACTCTTCGAAGAAGATGCTAAAGAGGTTCCTCTCTGTTCTATTTGTCCCTTCGAAGTTCCTTATGAATTCTATGGGCTATCAGTAGCAGATATGACGCGAAGCTCCACTCTTGCCTCAACGGCTATACTTAGAGGATTTGTAGAAAACACTTACCTTACTAACTATAGTCCTAAGCTCGCGGATCCCAACGTGGTTGATTTTAGCGCGTTGCAAAACATGAAACCAAAGGATCTTATCCCAACTAATGGTAACCCTACGGCAGCAGTATCGTCACTTCCTCCAGAACAAATATCGACGGGTACTGTACCGATCCTGGAGTACCTACAGCGCCACAAGGAACAGGCCACAGGTATGTCCAAGGCTGCACAAGGTCTCCAGGATGAATTGTTTGTCTCCGGAAACTCTGAGATTAAACTCGGAGCGGTAATGAGTGCCTCTCAAAAGAGAGTACAACACATTTGTAGGCGATTTGCAGAGACAGGTTTTAAGCGTCTCTGTGAAGGTATTTACTCTACCATGGTTAATAACATGGATAAAATTTCCATGCAAGACCCTAAGTATGGCATATTGGATGTGGATATTAAAAAACTTCCTAAGTCAATGGCCCTTGAGGTTGACGTAGATCTTGGTGAAAATTCCAATGCTAACAAGAGAGATAAACTTCAGTTGTTAGCTAAGGATCTAATTCCTCTTCTTAATCAGGCAGGAGCCGGTTCTTTGCTTAAGCCTGACGCTTATGCCACTATAGCGAATCAACTATTAACCTCACTTGATTTGGAACCTTCGGATTACTTAAAGGATCATACGACCCCTGAGTTTTTACAGGGAACTGCAAAGGCACTTGAGGAACAAGCCAAGGAAAAAGAGCAAGCCAAGAAGGTAGCAGAGGCCAAAATGCAGAGCGAGATTGATCAGGCTCATGCGAATGTCCGTTACACTGACGTGCAATCTAATAATGCCTACCAAGACAATGCCAGGCAGCTTGCAATAGCAATCGATACTCACATGCAAAAGTGGGCAGACATATCACTTAAAGCACATAAAGAAGGTGTCGAAGTACCTGAGAGACCTCCTTTTGGAGACCTTATGGCTATGTCCAAACAAGTACTGGACGAGCTGGAAGTTAATAAAAGTAAGAGTAACCCTTTAAATATCACAGGTCAGTCCATGGACCCTGAAGAATTATCTCATGCACAGCAAAAGATGAATCCTTCGGTAAGTCCACCCAGGACCCCCGGGGATAGTGGAGTATAATAATGGATAAGTATAAAGAAAATGCCGAGAAGAGGCTGACTGGAAAAATACATCCCGACAGACAAGCGCAAATAGCTTTGGCTACTGCCAAGTTTTCTGCACAACATCGAGAAGAATTTTTTACAGAAGCCTACGGTGAAATATTAGTGGACCTATTTTTGAAGTGGCTCAATACAGAGCCCCACGAGAATAAGTCTCGAGATCACCTATACCACTGTGCAATGGCACTTGGTTCTGTGAAAGAGAAGATGTTACAAATAGAAACTTACGGTGGCAATTTACAAGCTATGAAGGAGAAAACGAATGGCGCTGATTGAAACAGATAACATACCCAAGATAATGAAAAATATAGACGATACTCTCACCTTCTATTTCAACCATGAAATAGCTGGTCAAGCAGGAAGTTTTAAAGTAAGACAGTATGCTCAAGAAATAGCAGCTTTACTTACTATGAAAGAATTTGTGGAAGGCAAAAAACCTGCCACGAGTACTGCCACCCTTAAAACGGGAGGTAAGTAATAATGGCTGAACAACAAACCTCTACCCAATCGGATGATGTGAGTGTTCCAGGCGGTAACGAAGACGCACAACTCAGTGACATTCTCAGGAATTCACCTCTGGCTCAACAAGCTGGAATTGTACCCTTACCTGAAGAATCTCTACCTGAGGCTGAAGCGAACCCAGCGGAAGAAGAAGAGGCACCTCAAGACCTGGCCTCTGAAGAAGAAGCTGCAACAAATGAAGAAGGTAATTCTGTAGAAGAAGATATATCAGAAGATGACAACCAAGAAGCTCAAGGCGGAGATGACGAGTCTACCGAAGCTGAAAGTTATTCTCTGGAAGACTTGGATGATATAATGGTAACCCATAAGATAAACGGCGAGGAAGTTACTCAAAAGTTATCTGAATGGATTGCTTCTTCAGCAACCAAACAGTCTTTATCAAAACAAGGTCGAGAAATAGGCGAGCTCAAAAAGGCATTAGAAGAAGAAAAAGTGAAAAAGTTGACTGAGCTTGATCAACTAGGAAGTGCTCTGGCGCAAAACTTTTATGGTGAAGAAATAAAAGCCCAAAAGGCTTATCATGACGCCACCATGAAGTTACAAAAAGCGCAGGAGTCCGACGATACTTACGAAATCGGTGAACTTAGTAAAGAACAAACTAAACACCAAAAAACTTACTGGGAAGCCCGTAGTAGACGGGAATCTGCTCTTAAAGGAATTCAACAACAACAACAGCAATTCCAACAACAGAAATTTCAGGAGCAAGTAGTTCAGTTCAATAAAGATATAGGGCAACTTATACCTAATTGGAGTGAGAATACTGCCAAAGAAATTCGAGACTTTGCCCTAGAAGAGGGCCTACCTGAGCAATTAATAAATAGTATTACTAATCCTACGATAGTTAAGTTTGTTCACGATTATAAAAACCTTAAAAAAGGTGTTTCTAAGGGAACTGCAAAACGTAAGATCGCTAAAACGCTTAAGACCCCGGTGAAAAAATCCATACCAGCCGAAAAGAAGCGGATGGATGCTGAGGCCATGGTTAAAGCAAGGGCTTTTAAAGAGGATTCTTCCAAGGCAGATCAAGATGCTTTTATGAAACAATACGCCTTAAAATCCTTAAACTCAACTTAAGTCATTAGGAGGTAAATAATGGCTACTGGACAATACGCAACCCAGGGTGCATCGGATAACCGATTCGATTCTGGAACTAACGGTGCGGCTGTTTCGGAAAATGAGGACCTAGCTAACTTCATTAGCATGATTACTCGCGCTGAAACTCCGTTCATGTCTTCCATTGGAAAGACAAAAGCTACTGGTATATATCACGAGTGGCAAACAGACGAACTAGCTCCACCAGCTGCTTCAGAGATGGTACAAGGTGCCGACTTTGATAACGTTGGACCTGATGGTGCTACTAACCAGAATGATGGTGGTAATACTATTACTTCCGCTATTCGTAACAGAACTCGTTTGGGTAACTATACACAGATTAACGGTAAGACCGTGTCTGTCTCAGGTACCAAACGTGCCGTTGATCAAACAGGTGTGGCAGACGAATATGCTTACCAGCTTAAAAAGCGTGGTACAGAACTTCGTCGTGACGTAGAGGCAAACCTTGTACACAGCACTAACATTGCTGTTGCAGGTGCTTCCGGTACCAAAGGTACTTTTGGAGGTCTTTACTCTTGGCTGTGTTCTGCGAGTCATACTGTTCTGGCCACAAGTTCCACATGGAAAGTTCCTTCCACACTGCCTACTGGTGCTGGTACGGACGCCGCAGGAACTCACAGACCAGGTCTGACTGCTGCTACTGACACTCGTGTTGCATTGGAAGTATCCTACGTGGATGATGCCATGCAGAACGTGTTTGAAGCAGGCGGTAATGCTACCAAAGCTATGATGTCACCCAAGAACCGAAGGAACTTCTCTGCGAAGTCTCAGGCTCTTAACAGTAACGTTAGACGTAACATAGACGAAGGCGGTAAGCTCAGAGCTTCTGTTGACGTTTATATGTCTGACTTCGGTGATATAACAGTGGAGCCAAACTACATTATGGGTCTGGCCACTACATCTGCTGTTAGATCAGGTAACCACGCTTCTAATACCCAAAACGTAAGCTTGGCTAACCTATCTGTCATCGTTTATGATCCTAAGTGGTTCAAAATTGCCACACTGAGACCTCTGAAAGAAGTCGACGTAGGGCAAAAAGGCGATTCTACAGTTGGTATGATTGTTGAAGAGTGTACTCTTGAGTGCTCTAACCCTAAGGGTTCAACAATGATTATCGGTCTGAACGGATCTTAATCTTAAAGTCCCCTGGAGTATTTATTGCTCCGGGGGCAATTTTTTGGAGAACAGAATAATGATGCTAAAAATAACTAATAGCAGTGGTAGTTCCGTAACACACCAAAGTACCGCCCTTGTCGATGGTGGCTCGATATTTATCATGGGTGGATCTGTTTTATGTAATGCCACTAACACTATTACTCACTACAAGTATGATAGCGGAGCTACTTCTTGGACAGCAGTACCTGCCAATCATTCAGTGGAGTGGGGTAACCTAACACACAACGGAATTTTTGCGAGAGTGCTGAAGAGTTAAAATGGGAAAAAAGTTTAAACATAAAGAAGTAACAGGTGGCCTAGAAGGGCAAATAGAGTTTAATCAGATGGGTGGTTTATCCGGTTGGGAAGCTGCTCAAGACATTACTCCTTTTCTTGAACAAGCTAAGATGGAAAAGGAAATTGGGTTTAATAAGAAAACTCACTACAGGAAATTCGCCACTATACCTGACGTGGTAGCCATAGAAATCGCTACCAAGTATGGTGTTAACATCCACGATCCCAAGACCAATGGTGATAAAGATGTTATGAAAAAGTTTAAAAAGATTATTATAGAGGACTATCCACATTTGCTTGTTAGTACCTAGGAAGGAATGTTATGGCTACCTATCAGGAAACGCTTACCAATGTCAGGAATTGGATGGACAGAGATTCTACCGTCGTAAGTGATTCTTTATTACTTACATTTTTACAGTATTCGGCAGATAAAGCTTACAGGACCCTTCGAGTACCTTCCTTAGAGACAACCTTAGATTTTACTGTGACTACCAATGACTTAGTTGCTGATGCTTCTGCTGGTTTTGGCAAGGAAGTTAGTATGTCTCTGCCCAGTGACTTGATAGAAGTTATTTATATTCAAAAGAAAGGAACAGGAATTGTTTGGAATCAAAAGGTAGATCCCAGGACTTTTCATGACAGATATGCAGATAAAAAGGATTCTAACTATTATACCCGGATAGGGAGTAACTTCTTACTCCATGGTTCTTTAGGAGTAGATGACGTACTGGAAGTATGTTATTACAAAAGATTACCTAAAATTAATGCTACTTATGATATTACTGTTGCTAATTATTTAGCACAGACAGCTACCCTTACCACTATGACCAGAAGAGCTAATAGTTATACTAATAGTGATGCTTACATTGCTGGTCTTGGAAGGACTTCTTTATATTTTGCTTCAGGTACCACAACCTCACAAATAGATGCTTTGAGTCCTACTGCTGCTCAAACAAGTAGCGGGACAGTGGACGGAGTTAACTATAATGTAGCAGCAGAAATGGAGCCAGCTTACATAGCTAATTGGTTACGTGATGAAAATGAAAGAATATTGTTATACGGTTCTTTGGCAGAAGCCTTTTCTTTTTTGGAAGATCCTGCTCAAATGCAACTATACGAAGCAAAGTTTACTGATGAAATACAGAAGTTAAATGCAGAAGAGAAGTCCAGACTAGGTGCTGGTGGTAATACTTCTGTCAGCTTTTCAGGAATGGGATTAATTTAATGGGATGGACAACAACTTCAAGTGACAATGATGTGAAGGGCAGTGTTTTCTCTTCTTCCTCTACTATAGACCTTGGTGCAGCAATAGATTCAGATGTCTCTCTCAAAGAATTTAAAGAGAGTTTTTTGGGTGTTTACTCCTCTGCTCCTTCAAATACAGCATATGGCTCCGGTATTGGTGCAGGTATGCTGTTTTTTAATTCAAGTACAACCAGACTTCAATACTACGATGGCAGTAACTGGCAAAACTCTGCTCCGACGCCGTCAGAACAAACTAATATCAATACTGTGGCTGCCGATGGAAGTGACATAGGAACTGTTGCCGGTATCAGTAGCAATATTAGTACTGTCGCAGGTATCTCTGGTAACGTTACTACAGTGGCCGGGATCAGCAGTAACGTAACAACTGTGGCTGGTAACAATAGTAATGTTAGTACGGTGGCAGGTGTCAGTGGTAATATAACCACTGTTGCCGGTATCTCCGGGAATGTTACTTCTGTGGCTAACATTGCAGGTAATGTAACTACAGTCGCCAATGACGCCACTGATATAGGAGCTGTTGCAGCTAAAGCCACAGAAATTGGTTTACTAGGTACTTCAGATGCAGTAGCAGACATGGCTTTGCTTGGTACAAGTACTGTGATAGCAGACATGGCCATCTTGGCTACCTCCGATATAGTAGCTGATATGGCAATTTTAGCCACCAGTGATATTGTGGCTGACATGGCTATTTTAGCCACTACTGATGTAGTTGCAGATATGAACACTCTGGCTACTTCTGACATAGTTGCAGACATGAATACTCTGGCCACAAGTGATGTAGTTGCAGATATGAACACTCTGGCTACCTCCGATATAGTAGCTGATATGAATACGCTGGCTACTTCAGCCAATGTTACTAACATGGCCACACTTGGCGCTTCCGGAGTCGTAACTAACATAGCCACAGTGGCTGGTAATAATTCTAACATTACCACCGTTGCAGGTGCCAACTCAAATATTAGTACTGTAGCTACTAACATTTCTAACATTAATGCTGTTGCAGGTGATGCTACTGACATTGGTGTAGTTGCGGGTAAAGCAACAGAAATTGGTTTATTAGGTACAGCGGATGCTGTGGCTGACATGGCTCTTCTGGGTACTACTGATGTTATTGCTGATATGAATACTTTGGCTACTTCTGACGTTATAGCTGATATGAATACTCTGGCTACTTCAGATATTATAGCTGACCTTAATACCCTTGCCACATCAGACATTGTTACTGATATGAATCTACTGGCAACCTCGGCTAACGTTACAAACATGGCCACTCTGGGTGCCTCTGGGGTAGTGACTAACATAGCTACCGTTGCTACCAACGTAAGTAATGTTAATACTGTCGCCACAAACATAAGTAGTGTAAACGATTTTGCGGATAAGTATAGAATAGCTTCCTCTGATCCTTCTTCTGGTTTAGATGCAGGTGATTTATACTATAATACGAGTAGTAACCAATTAAAAGTCTATACAGGTTCAGCTTGGAATAACGCTTCTTTTTCTGTTATAAATACCTTAGAAGATACAGACTTTTCTTCTCAGGGTATTATGCTGAGAGGATCAAGTTCAGGAAGTTATAGTATTCTAACGGATAATAGCTCTAACTGGAATACAGCTTACGGCTGGGGTGATCATGGTTCTGCTGGATATGGAACTACAGATGACGCAACTGCACTCGCAATAGCATTAGGATAATAACATGGCAAATACATTTAAAGTAAAAACAAACGCAGCTATGCCCTCTACTGCTGGTACACCGTTGACTCTCTATACTGTACCAGGTTCTACAAGAGCAGTGGTACTGGGGTTAGTTCTATCAAACGTCCACAACTCACAAGTAAATGCTAGTGTACAACTAGTAAGTACCACTAATGATGTAGAAACCAATCAAACGGTATACTTGGTAAAAGATGCACCCCTTCCCGTAGGAAGTTCACTAGAATTATTGGGTGGAAATAAGGTGGTAGTACAAACAGGAGATATAATAAAAATAGATTGTTCAGTCGCTGCTAAGATTGATGCAACTCTCAGTATAATGGAGATCACCTAATGGCTTATATCGGCAGACCTCACACTAGTTTATCGGGGATTGATCCTGGCTTAGATTCTATTTCGGATTTAACAACTGCTGCCGACAAGATGATTTATACGACGGGTTCTGATGCTTATGCTGTGACAACCATTACCTCTGCTGCCAGAGGTTTACTTGATGATGCTAGTGTAGGGGATATGAGAACTACTCTTGGTTTGGGTACTATGGCAGAAGAAACAGCCACTAATTACTTAACGACTTCTGCAGCAGGTACGACTTACGCAACTTT